GCATTGCCGATGTCGGAACATTTACGGATCAGACCGAAGTTGAGGCTTCACTCCAGGAGCTTTATCAGCATACGCTGAGTGCCCAGGCCATCATCAACCTGCCCCTGGGCGGATTTACAGAACAGGACGGCACAGCGCTTGCTGATTTTGCCAATGCTGACTCCCCCACACCGGGCTGGAACGCAGGGGACGAAAGTTTCGGGATTCGCTGGAACAATCATGCCAACCCTGATCCGATTACCACCAGCGTGCCGATCCCGCCGGATCTTGATGCTACAAAAGACGTTATTTTGCATATACTTGCGGCCAAGGTCGGCGCGACAGTCGGAGATGCGGTTACATGGTTGATAGAGGCGTATAACAATGCAGACGCGGAGTTATATGACGCTGATACTGACTTTGGCGGCACATCATCCCGACATAGCTGCCGCACCCTGCGTGATGACGCTCACACTGCAGCCGACAGACGGCACGCTGGGAACGGATGATGTTATCGTTCTGGGCGTGTGGCTTGAGTACACACGCAAAATCCTGACAGCTTAAACACAATAGTTCCGGCCGGTGCCTGGCGCCGCCCGGAGCTTTGACTTATTTAACTATCAATATTTAACTGGAGGAAACATTATGTTAGTAAACAAAGCCAACCTGACCGCGGTTTTTATTTCGTTGAAAACTACGTTCAACAAGGCATTCGACGCGGCGCCCAGCATTTGGGACAAAACCACCATGAAGGTGCCGTCCGGGTCCAGCCAGAATGATTATACCTGGCTGTCACGCTTCCCGAAAATGATCAAATGGCTTGGCTCGAAAACGGTCAAGGCGCTGAAAGCATTTACCTACACGGTCGTCAATGATGACTATGAGGCCACAGTGGAGGTGGACCGCAACGATATTCATGATGACAACCTGGGGATCTATGCGCCCATGGCCCAGGAGGCCGGGTACTCATCCAAGCAGCTCCCGGATGAGATTGACGCGGAGCTGAAAAATAATGCCTTTGAAAACCTCTGCTTTGACGGGCAGTATTTTTATGATTCAGACCATCCGGTCGCAGGAGCCATCGTCAGCAATCTGGGCACGGCTGCGCTATCGGCGGCGACAAAAACGCTGGCGGCCGCCAGTTACGGAGCTGCCCGCCTGGCAATCATGAGTTTTACAGATGATGACGGCCGTCCCCTCGGCCTGATCCCGAATTTGCTTGAGGTCGGCCCGGCGCTGGAGGCAACCGCGAATATTCTTTGCAAGAATCCCAAACTTGAAGACGACAAGCCGAATCCCTATTTCGGCACGGCTGAAGTACTTGTAAATCCACGACTGACATCAACGACGCAGTGGATGCTGCATGTGACCAACCGGCCGCTCAAACCTTTTATCTATCAGGAGCGGGAAGCGCCTAAATTCGTGCAGCAGATCAATCCGGATGCCGATGATGTTTTTATGCGCAAAAAATTCAAATTCGGTGCAGAGGCAAGGGCAGCGGGTGGATACGGCCTGTGGCAATTATCATACGGCAGTACCGGCCTGGGATAACAGGCAATAACTTTTAATCGTCACTATCCGGGGAGTGGGGTTCCACCCTCCGGATAGATTGAGAGGATAAAATATTATGATTTTTATACAATCGAAAAATGAGGGATTCCGGCGGGCTGGGGTGGCACACACCAAGGCAGGCCAGGAATTCACTGATGATTTTTTTACGCCGGATCAGATAAAACAGCTCAAAAATGATCCAATGTTGTCTGTTGTGGTCAAGCGTAAGACGCCAAAGCCGGAACCTGAGCCGGAACCTGAGCCGGAACCAAAACCAAAAACCAAACCGAAAAATCAACGGGCAAAGGGGAAGTAACGCATGTACTCCACCCTGACCGATATCAAAGAGCAGATCCCGGAAGAGGAATTGATTGCGCTGACCGATGATGCCGATGCGGGCAGTGTTGACACCTCGGTGACTGATCGGGCCGTGGCAGATGCGGACGCGGAAATCGACGGATATTGTGGCAAGCGTTATGGCGTGCCTTTGTCCCCGGTGCCGGCCATCATTCGCAAATTTTCCGTTGACATTGCCATTTATAATTTGTTTGCCCGGCGCCAGGGTGCGCCCGAAGATCGGCGATTGAGATACAAGGATGCTATTAAATTCCTTGAAAATGTTGCCCGCGGCCTGATCTCCCTGGGTGAGGATGACCCGGACGCAACACCATCGGACGCACAGAAACCAAAAATCTCGTTCAGTGAACGGGTTTTTTCCCGGACAAAACTGGAGGGGTATTAATCATGCCGGATACCGGACTGGGCATAACACTTGAGATTGATGACAAGGGCGTCATGGATCTGCTGTCCGCCACGCAGGCGCGCATGCTGGACATGACACCGGCGTTTAAAAACATCGGGGAATACATGGTCCGGGAACGCGAGAAGCTGTTTAAATATGAGCGGGACCCCGAAGGCCGGCCATGGCAGAAACTCAAAGTCAGGACCTATCACGGACTGTTTAAAAATAAAAAACGATACACAAAAAAAGGCGCGCTGACAAAGGGATTCAAACGATTTTTGGCAGGCAAAAAAATCCTGACACAGGATCATCACCTGCGGCGCACGGTTTATAAGGCCGGATCCGACCAGGTCGTGATCAGCCCCAGCAAAAATGCACAGAAATACGCAGCCATCCATCAGTTCGGCGGCAACGCCGGACGTGGCGGATCAGCCAAGATCCCCGCCCGCCCGCACCTGGGGTTTAACGATAAAAATCAGCGGGAATTTTTGGAGATCATCAAAGACCATCTATTACAAGGGGGTGCGTAATGCATGAATTTGAACAGCTTGAAGATGCCGCCATTGCCGCACTTGCCGGGCTGTCCGATATCAACGTCAGGACAATCGAGGCCTATGCAGGTCAACTTGAAACCGATGACCTGACCCGGATCACCACCCGGTTTCCCTGCATCTATGTGATTGCGGACGGGTTGCAGGTGACCCGGCGCAACAATATGGATGAATCTCGTCTGGCGCTCATGCTGCTGCTGGGCGATAAAAATTACCGCAGCAATGCCGCTGCCGCCCGGGGCACCACGACCCGGCCCGGGGTGTACGCCATGCTGGAAGCGGCCAGGGATGTGCTGCACCGCAAAAAAATATTAACCGCCTGGGCACCGGCCTGTCTGGTGTCGGAGACCCCGCAGGTGTATGACCCGCAAAACGGGGTGTGCTTGTATAATGCAGTCTACGAATTACAGACAATGAACAGATTATAAGACAACATAATAACGGAGGAAAAAAAAATGACAATCGTATCAAGTGCGGACAATATCCGATATAACGGCACGGGCAGAGCCTATGCCGGGGCGGTCGCCGGATCAAGCTTTGACGAACTGGGCGACCTGGAAAACCTAACATTCGGCATGGCCGTCACGACCGAAAAGGTCAAGACCAACCGGAATGCGGCCAAGGCCACCATTTTGGAAGTCGAATCCGAGAGAGAGGCATCCATCACGTTCGGTCTCCGGGAAATGACCAATGAAAATCTTAAAATGGCCATGCTGGCATCAACGATCAACACCCTGAACCAGTCCGCCTCAAGCCTTGACGCGGTTGAAAAAACCATGGTTGATGATTTATATATCGATCTTGGAAGGTTAAACATTTTTACCACAAAGATATCCGGCACCATCACCGGCGACATTGCGGTCGGGGATGAGCTGACAGGGGATGTATCCGGCAATACCGGCAAGGTGGCATGGACTGAAGCCGGGCTGGTGGAACTGATTGATGTGTCCGGGTCGTTTGCAACGGATTCCGAACTGACGGTCGCCACGCCCGGCGCTATCACGGTGGTCGGCATAGAGGTGCTTGAGGACCCGGTGGTCACAGACCTTGCCGCCGCAACAACCCGGTATGTCAACGGCACGGATTACACGGTCGATCCCGATTACGGATATATCCGGAAGCTCTCCACCGGCAGCATCGGCGCCACCGCATTTGTGAGCTGCGATTATGAGGCAGTCAATAAAAAATACATCTGGGCCATGGCAGCAGGCAGCGTGAGCAAAAAGATCATATTTGTCAGCGACAAGGATGATCAGGGAATTCGCACGAGATGGACCTTCCACAAAGTGCAGATCAATATGGATGGGGAATTCCCGTTGATCGGCGCCGGCGGCGCTATTTTGAGCGTCAAAGGCACGGTACTGGCAGATACCACACAGGCCAGCGGGCAGGAATATTACAAGGTCGAGATGATCGGGTAATTAAGGCCGGATTTTAGGCTTTAGGATTTTATTTACAAAAAGGAAAAAAGACATATGAGAAAAGCCAAGAGTGTTAATATTGATGATAAAGAATACACCTGCAAGGAGTTGACACCGGGACAGGTCAAGGAGGTGCTGGATGAGGTCGAAAAAGCCCAGGCCAACATCCTTGACCTGTTATTCCCGCAGTCAATGCCCTGCATTGCGGTGGAAATCAGTACAGGCGTAACCAGAGACATTTTAGAGGAATTTCCGCCATCTGCATATGAGGTGCTGTTAAAGACCGTGGAGGAGGTTAACCCTTTTTTTGTGGCCCTGGTGAAACGGATACTGGCCGCGGCCAACAAAATTTTAGCACAACAGAAATAGACCTGGCACTGTGCAGGCTTATCAGGGCAGGCCATACAGGAGCGGGCGGATACGGCTGGTCTTTTTTTATCACGGCAATTGATGAATTGTCAGACGCAATTAAAAAAACGGAAACGGAAACATGACAGACGACACGCTGAATATAAAAATACAGGCAAAAGCCCTGGGCAAAAAAGAAATTTCAGACATGAAAGCCGAGCTGGAAAAGCTCGGCAGTGTCAAGTCGTTTGACAAGCTCACCGCGGCCAATAAAAAGTTAAAAAAATCACTGGGGGACACCCGGACTGAATTACAAAGAGCTGCCGCGTTGCAGAAAGACAAAGACCTGCTGGGTGTTCCCAACATCAAAAAAGCCACGGCTGAAATCAATAAACTCAAAGGCGCGTATAAACGTCTGAAAACATCCGGCAAGCTGACCACACAGGAGCTGGCCGTTGCCCAGTCAAACCTTAAGAAAAAAATCTCAAAACTGAAAGAAGAAACAAATTTGTGGGCGGGCGCTCTTAAAAAAGCAGCCGTTGGCCTGGCTGGTGTGGCCGCTGCCGGGCTGGTTGTTATCTCTTCTTTTTCTGCTTTTGCCGATTATTCGCAAAAAATGGCAGAGGTTAACACGCTTTTGGACGTATCAGCCAAGCGCCACGCTGCCCTGTCAAAAGAGATCAGGAAATTATCAACAGAGATCCCCCAGACTGCCGCCGAACTGGCAGCGGCCGAGTATGATATTATCTCCGCCGGCGTGAGCCTGGAAAACTCCGTTAACGTGCTGAAACTGGCCGGACAGGCCGCTATCGCCGGGGTCACCGATACAAAGACCGCCGTGCTGGCCGGTCTGGGTGTGCTCAATGCGTACAGCCTGTCAACCGACAAGCTGGCCGGGATTTATGATCTGTTGTTTATGACCGTCAAAAAAGGCGTGACAACTTTCCCGGAGCTGGCCGCCAATATCGGCCAGGTCCTGCCCATTGCACGGGCGGCTGATATTGAATTTGCCAAGGTTGCGGCCGCGATCGCTACGATGACCAAGGCCGGGATCAGAACGCCACAGGCCGTTACGTCTCTTAAAAGCGCCATTGTCGGCCTGTCATCCCCGGCGCCGGAAGCGGCTAAAAGATTTAAAGAGCTCGGCATCACCTGGCAAGGCCTGGTCCCCACGCTTGAGGCGATTAACAAGGCACTCAGCACGGGCAGGCTGTCCAAGGCCGGGTTGAGGGGAACAGCCGTGCTGGCCCTGACGCAGAATATGGAAGGGCTGAAAGACACGCTCATTGAGATGGACTCTGCATCCGGATCGCTTGCAGATGCATATGCAAAGATGAAGGACACCCCGGCCAACCAGGTCAAGCTGCTGAAAAATGAATTATCAAGCCTGGCCATCACCATGGGCGCGCTGGCAGGGTATGCCATTCTGCCCGCAATGGCCGGGATGCGGTTGTTTTTACAATCCGTCAAAGAGACTGATCCGGTCACCCAGGGCCTGCTGGCCACCATGACCGCCGGTGTCGGCGTGTTTGCCCTGTGGAAACTGGGGCTGGGATCAATTGTCCTGGCCTTAAAAAGCACTATCGGCGGTATGGCTGCGGCCCAGGCCGCCACGGGCGGGCTGACCGCACAATTTGCCGCTGCCAAGCTGGCCACCAAGGGCGGGCTGGTCATCAGCGTGCTGTACACCGGGTATCAGCTCTCAAAATTGATCTCGGAAATGTGGCAGCTCAATGATGCTGTTGATTCCAACCGTGCGGCCGCCGATATGTACCGGCGGAGCGCGGAAAAAAACGTGGCGTTTGCCAATTTTGAAATTAAATCAAAAGAAGATCTGTTGCTGCTGACACAGCAGGAACGCAAAGAATACCGGAAAAACCTGGCCGCTGCCATGCAATATTATTCCCGGCTTCAGGCGTCTGCCGAGATCATGAGTACGGATGCCATGCTGGGCGGGTTGCTGCCGTTTCAGAGCGCAAAAGGCAGGGAGAATGAAAAAAAAGCAAAAGAAATGGCCAAGATGACGGACAAATATGCCCAGGCGTTAAAGGATTCTGCCGATGCTGCTGAATCAGAGTCGTTTAACAAGCCGACCGAAGCCGTCGCCGCCACGACAAAAGAGCTGGAAGCCTTTGAAGAGGCAGCCCAAAAAGCCTATGACGAAGCCGCATCAAAAGCGGAAGAGTATGCACAGAAAGTCAAGAACTGGGAAGAAAAAATCAAGCAGGCGCGCATGTCCACTGCCGACAAGATCCGGGAGCTGGGCCGCAAGGTTATGACCGATGAAAAAGCCTGGGTCGATACCCGGCTACAGGCCGACGAAAAGATGACCGCGGCCAGAAAAGCGCTCCGCGAGGGTGATTACAAAAATGCGGAACAACTGGCCAAACAGGCAGAGAGCCTGTACTCATCCCTGGCCCGCAAGGTCACAAAAGAAGACGAGGGCGGTAAGGATGTGGTCACCAAGTCGCTTGAGGACGCCACCAAGATTGCCACAGGCGGGTTGAAAATTGTAGGGGAATTTATTGAGGATGTGTACGAGGAACAAAAAGAAAACGATAGGGACGTATGGGAGAGACTGCTGGCGCTGGCAAAGGCGGCAAAAGATCTTTTGGATGATATAGCCAAGGAGCGTGATGCTAATATTGTAATCACGGTGCCGAACCTCAAAGAGATGCAGGAAAAGTTGGCCGACCTGGCCAAACCCCTGACCAAATATATCCATATTAAATATGTTAAGTCCGGATCACCGGATTCTTCATCCACGCCGGTCAAAAAAGCGGTCGGCGGCATGATCCCGGGTTTCGGGGGTGGCGACAATGTTCATGCGCTCCTGGAAAAAGGCGAATTTATCCTGCGCAAGGAAGCGGTTGCCAAATACGGCCTGGGCCTGATCTCAAAACTCAATAGCCTGTCGTTTAAATTGCCGGATATATCAGGTCTGCCAAAATTTGCCTCCGGAGGGCTTGTATCTGCCTCCGACCAGGGGCTTGCGGAAACATTAGTGGTCAGATTTCAGGCCGGGGATATGGAAGCGCCCGTGCGGATCACAGACCCGGATTCCCGCATGGCCATCAAACAAATGGCAAAAGAGATGAGCCGGATGAGGTTGACCTATGCCCAGTAAATTCCGCATATATTCGACTGAGATTGACGCCACCCTGGACCCGGACAATGCAGATCCGCAGCCTGCCACCCTGATTGAGTTTGATCAGGATCCGATCCACACGACATACAGCCCGGTGGGGTCCGGCCAGGACAGAGGATCTGTGATCCGCACGCTCGGCGGGGTCATCATCCAGGACTTCGGGGTCAACATAAAAGATGAGAGAATCTCTTTTTCCGATGTGTCCGCCATCACGCAATCCACGGTCACGGCATTGCAAACCGCATACGAAACCGTTGACGGGCAATGGTATTTTACAGACGGATATAATTGCTGGAAAGTACAGTTCAGCCGGGTGCCCCGGGGATTTAAAGCCTGGCGCAATCTGCTGTACTCGTACAACAGCTACCATATATTTTCGTATGACATACAATTAATCGTGATATCAAAGGAGCTGTGATGCCGCTGGACTGGGATGTATTATTAGACGATGTGTCCATCAAAACCCAGATCGGGGCCTTCCAGGTCAGGGAATCAAAGGGCGCGTATGCCCGTGAGCTGACCCTGTTTGCAGGTGATCCTGATTTTTATGATCTGTTTGATTATACAACCATCCCGCTTTTGCGCATTGAAATCAAAACCAAAATTGCCGACACCTGGATCTCACAGGGCAAATTTTTTATTGAGCGTCCCGGCATCTTTGCCACGCCGGACTCCATCATGAGCCCGGGCGTGTGGGGAAGATCGGAAACGGCTGTGGCAGGCCCGCCGTTTGCGGCCAAGGTATCAAAAACCTGGGACCAGGACACAACTTTGCAGGATATTATCACGGAAATGGCGGATCTGTGCGGCCTGTCCGTGACATTTGATATTGATAATTTTCCTGTATTTGCCAACTCCTACGCCGTCGACGGCATGTACCCGATTGACGTGATATCAGACCTGGCCGACCTTGCCGGTGCCCATGTCGGATGCACCCCGGCCGGTGTCATCACGATTCAGCCGTCTGTTTTTCACCCGGCAGCGGCAGACTACACCATTACGGATGCGGACATCAGCGATATGTCCGAGCACCTGGAATACCCCGAATTCGGCAACCGGATCCGCATCTCCGCCATCGGCGCCGGCGCCGGGTATCAAATCACGCTGCAACCGTTGAACAATGACGACTGCCTGCCCGCGGACGGCGTATCAAAGGGCACGCTCCTGGCCTTTGTAACCGACAACGAAGGGGAGCCTGTTCCGGACAATACTCTTGTATCCTGGACGATTGAGGACGGCGCCACCCTTGAAAACGAGCACACCAACACCGGCAATTACCTGCTGTCCAATCGCAAGTACCGGGCATCTAATTATTATACGGTTGATGTTGATTTTCCCATTGCCGATGTGATTGGAATTTGGGCTTATGCGGATGCGGGCGGTAAAAATAATTTCTGGAATGACAATGGATCATTTGCCGACAGGACTATCACGGTCAGTCCCGGATTTGACTTTTGTGACCAGTCGTTGCGCATTGCCTATATCACGGGCGGCTGCGCCGTCAACAAGGTCACGGCGGGCAGTGTTGCCATGGATGTTATGGTCACGGCAGAAGTGGACGGGGCGTCCGACACCATAGACATCAAGCAGGGCAATACCTGTGCCTGCGGGTCCGGCCTGAATACCAAGGTCAACCCGTACGGCAGTATCTGTATCGGCAACCTGGCCCATATCCTGGTCTGGGCCACCATCAACAATGCCCCGGCAACCGGATATCCGGTACGCCTGCGACAGATGTCGGGCTGCGGAGAGCTGTCCTCCGAAAACAAAATTTTAAAAACCGTGAGCATATTAAACGAGGTCGGGCATGTCAGCAACACCATCACGGGCGTGTCCCAGGTCCAGACCGAGATTATCCCGGCTGATGCTGCCACACCCGAGGTCTATCTGAAGACAGACACGGGAAAAGCAACCGACCTGTACGCCTCCCATGACGGCATATTGATCGACCTGACAACCGTGCAGACTACGGGGGCGGAGGTTGTGATTGATTATACTGCCGACGGTGCCACTCTTGTGGCCTGGCGGACCCTGGACGCGGACAAAGACTGTGACGCTGAGGTGGTGGTCAAAATGGCCGATGGCACAGAGGCTGGTCTGATACAAGAGGTCAGCTTGAGCGCAACAGACTGCTCAGAGCCGGATGAGATCCCGGAACACAATGAGGACTGGTCTGATTATGACCCGGACGAAGATGATCAGGACAGTGATGACGCCGGGTTTGAAGACGACGGCAATGATGCGGATGCCGGTGTTGGCGGCGGTGTCACTTTGACGGATTGCGACACTGCCGAGTTAAACCGCATCCTGAACCTGCCGAATGCCACCACGGATGAGGAAAAAAATGCAGCAAGATTTGGAACCGGCTCCGCTGCGAATTGCCCGCCTGAAGATGCAGAATGGGGTTGTTCTTGCGCTGATTTATGCCTTGATGAAATAGAAACTAATGGTAGTACTTATGATGAATCTCAAACTATCCATGAAATTATAACAGCGGAAGGATATGTAAAAGATACCCCAGAATACAATGAAGCTTTTGAGATTGAAAAGCAGAAGCAATTAGATGCCTGTGAAAGTAATTGTGATGCAGCAAGGGGTGGGCTGTGCGAAGATTGCGAAGGCGTTGAAATAACCTATACTACGCAAGGAATGGCCATAAATGAGACTCAAAATCTTTCTGCCAATGCCACTGGTGCTATTGTAACCTGGTCATTATCTGGAGGTGGTTCTTTATCAGCAAATGAAGGTAGTAGTATTGTTTATACTGCTCCATCATCAAATCCAAATTGTGAAAATAACGCTACTATTACAATGATGGTGAGTGGACAGGTTTGTGACACTTTGGAGATTGCTATTGTATCAGATACTGAGTCTGGTTCTTATATAGGATATGTACCTTCGTCTCCTACTTTTTGTAATGTGGTATCTGATACTTGCAAAACTTATTATAGCCGATTACGATGTGATGGATATATACAGGCTCCTATGGGATCTTTTCCTTGTAGTTATATTACCCCGCCGGGCGCCCTTTCCCCTTGTTTAGATAAAGGGGAAGATACAGAAGCTCGTAATGCTTATTGCCAAGGACTTTCTTTGTGCACGGATATAGTAGATGAACGGACAGAAGAACAGTTAGCAGCAGGATGTTGCCCACCACAGCTTTTATAATAAAGGCATAAGGATTTTAAAATGAAAAAGTTAAAATTTAATGAATTTAACGAAAGAATAAGTGAGGTCGCAAAAGCACGAAGAATATTCGTACCTCATATTACAAAAAATATCTCTTTAGCCTTTAAGTTATATCAGGAGTTATTGGTGGAGGAGGCGGAGCAATTACCTCCTACTATTGCCACTTCAAAAGGGGGAAATAGAAGCTTAACCCCTTTTGATGATTATATAAGGCCACGATGCGATGAGTGTAATTCTGAATTAAGATTAAAGCAACAAGCAATTGATCCAGCAGGAAAAACTCATACCACTGCTTGGATATGTTCCTGTGGAATGGAATATTACTCAGACAAAACTGTACCGGAATGGTTAGAGGAAGTAAAAAATGAAACTCGGAAATAAGAAAATAAAATTACCGACAAATAAAACGATTAAACCCAGTAAAAAGAAAAAATACACCGGCCAGAAAATGGATTTGGAATTGGCTGACATTAAATGTCCTAAATGTGGTGCCGGGATGTATAAGCAAAGCGTTTGTGGCGGATGCAAAGAGGGAAAACAAGGATATAAGATAAGGTTAATTTGCGAAGAAAATGTGGATCATGAGATTTTGTTATAGGAGTATAAATGGCTGAAGCGTTAGAGGACATGAAGCTGGACATACAGGCATATCAGGATGCGGTCGAAGACGGCAGGCTGGATCTGGTCGCCGGTGCCGTCATAAAAGAAGACGGCAAGCTGGATCTGGCCGCTTATTATCAGGCGGTTGAAGACGGCAGGCTGGATCTGTATGCGTATCAGGATTTTTGGGAAGATTTTATGTTTGATGCTGAGGTGGCGGGATGGGCCAGGGCAGACCTGGATCTTGATTTGTTTTTTGCGGCAAGAGAATTTGAGGACATGCCGCTGGGCCTGCATATGGCTGCCGAGGTCACGGATGATGACGCCATGCTGGATCTGTTTTTGACGAATGGGTATAAATTTAATGACGCCGTGCTGGATTTACAAATTACGGATGGTATTGATCTGCATGACATGGGTATGGACCTGGCGGCGGTGTCTGTGGCGCCGGTATTCCGGGCAGTCTATGCCATGCACCTGGACAGCGTGATCAGCGAAGTGGTTTAGCATATATAATAAGGTAAGGAGGATATAATTATGGCACAGCCGAACACATACTGGCTTTGGAACAACACATCAAACGACGGCGCCAACACCGGCAACGCCACGGGCGGTGCCGGGGACGCATCATCCAACTGGGTGGTGGTTGATTTGACTAACGATGCTTTGGCATTTTGCTCAGAGCAACAGACCGACGGGGATGCAATTGCGGAGGCGGAAAAAACATTCATAAAGGATGATTCCGCTGCTATTTTTGACCAGGTGCCTTTGGCCGGCACAACGGACGGTGGCCAGGACGGCGGCGACACCCGGTATGTGTTTGCCATTTATTTCGATGGTGCCACCGCAGGCATACCGTATCTTGAAGCTTGGGATGACAACACGCATGCCACTTCCGCTCATAATTTTTTAGGCGGAGGTACACCGGCGGATTCATCCCTTAAGGCGATTACCACGACCAATGCCGTGCCCGGATCAGCGACCTGGGCAGGGACGGCACTGGCCGGTGACGGCTCCCGGATCAGCCTGGACACGGCAGCATTAACCGGTGCCCAGAATGTGTATTTTAATATCAAGCAACTGGTTACTCAGGGAACCCATACGCCGGGCAGCTCAACCAGCCTGGTGTTGACGTTGAGATATTTATACTCCTAAAAAGGAAAAATTAATGAATTATAAAATTAAATTTGCAGACGGCATTGTTTATGAATCCCCGGATATCAGATCGAATGATCCGGGGTGGGCGTCTGAAGATGGGGCAAAACTGATTGGTATCCTGGAACTTTCAATCAAACTCCCTAACGGGCTGACGCTTGTCCTGACCGGTTTTGAAAAGTATAATTTTTTTGTGGAAGCGTCCCAGGGATTCGGGAAAAATAATGCTCAGATTGAATCTTTTTTCTTTTGCGGGGCATGGCAGGGTCATGTGGTGTCCTGGGAGATTAATTACCGGACTCACCAGATTTTAAAACGCATGGCCAAAGAAGGCGAAGAATACAACGGAACCGCTACAAGAGGCTGGCGCATGGGTTTGATAGGCGAAAAAGCAGAAAGCGGGCTGGTGGATTAAATGACATTTGCCATCACAGAATGGAATCTGAATCCTAACCGAAACTGGTATGTGAAGTTGGCAGATGCCGGGTCAGAGATCAGCATCAAGCTGTACCTGACGGCTGCGGATGCGGTTGCAGATACCAACCTGGTGGCGGAGGGAACGGCGGCGTTTGGCACGGGTGTCGAGGCGGCTCTGGCCATGGACGCTGCCGGGGCACCGGAAATATCTTTATTTAATGCGGCTTTGTCGTATCATCTCAAGGTGTCCGGAGCGGATTCGGATACAACCAAGACCTTCCATGTGATGCCGTTTGTGGATCTGCCGGACATAAATAACAGCATATACCGGTCTGAGTTGTTGATCAATAAAAAGGCCACAATTGAAATCAACCGGCACACCCACACGGCCAAGATCCGGAGTATCGGAGTTGGCAATCACAACCCTGCCCTGGCGGTTGACGACGTGCTCGGCGTGCAGTCAACTATGCGGGGTATTGACGTTTTAACAACCGTGTCCGAGCGGGTGATTATCGCCACGCCGGACGCTTTGACCGATCAGATCGAAACAATACAATATGCGGATGTGCAGCATGGATGATAATATTCTCCAGCAA